TGTAGTTCCAGAATAGCCATCTGGAGCATCAGCAGTAAGTCCGATCCAGGCAAGAGTAGTAAAATTCCAGTATTCAGGGACTCCAGCATCAGATATTCTAATAAAATAATCTTCTCCATTTATATTGTATGCAGAATTTAATTGATCTATTGTAGAACCATCAGTAGCAGCATCACCAATAACTTTAGATCCTTGTCTTTTTGAAATAGTCCCATACTGAGAATAAATACCATTGATTAACTCAGATAGTTCAGAATCTTTAAGTGTTGACGGATGAGCTAAAGTATTAAGACCTTCTGGGAACCCACTGCTACCAGTTCTCTTAATCGGAGCATTTGTTCTTCTTTTTTTCTTAACGTACACAAAACCTCCTTTAAGATTGATAATTACGACCAACCCTATTTGTATAATAAGCCTTTGCTTTTAACAGCCTGTCGACCCTAGTTACCTGATCTTCTTTATTAGTAAGCAATTCACTCTTATCTGGTATAACCTCTAATGCTAAATATTCTTGGAATCGATTCTCAGCATCTTCTTCAGCCTTGTCTTGGGATCCTTCTTGATTTGCTTGTCTATAATATTCTGCGAGGGCAGCAAAACCGATCATATCTCCTGGTAAGAGCATATAGTCAGTTAGTGCATTTGGAACTGGAGGATTAGCAAAATACCACATAATTACAGTAGCGTCTGTTTCTACAACTGCATTATCAAATCTCATTTGCCATTTACCAAAGTATTCATCATCATAGGTATTTATCATTTCAACAAAGATTGTTTGCTCATCAGAATTTCCAACTTCGTTCCAATCAACTCCATCAACAATTAACATATAAAGAGCATTTGGTTTATTAAATTTATCAGGAAGAAGGTGGGTTGTTGCATCAGCACTTAATTCGATTACCTCTCTGGTTAGACATCTTCTCCAAAAAGCACGCCTAGCATATTCCTCTTGTTTATTTTGAACCCATCCAATCCATTGATCATATTCATCATCACCTTCTGTTGGGACTGTACCCCCAGCGAAAGGAGCCATAAATGATAAAACGTCGCCTAATGTCTGGATAGATGTATTTATTTCTGTTAAAGCCATAATACTATAATATTAGAGTTTTTTAGTGTTGTTTGTGACCAATATAAAAAAAAGAGAGAAGGTAATAAGCCTTCTCTCTAATTTATTCCTATACATCAACCTAAAATTAGGCTGGGTACGGGAAAGTGGCATCATTCGCGGTATAGGCTTGCACTAAATCAATGGATAAATCATAAGATTGTCCATTTGTAAAAGTACGAGTCTCAAGATTTGAATCTTGATCTCTTCCTAATACAAAAGTTGTGTTACCTACTGCTGTTTCTGACATAAAATTCCTTTCATTAAATAGAGTGGGGGAAGTGGGATACCTCCCCCATTATTCTCTATATATTTTTTTTAGTCTAATCCCAAATTATACAAGTAGACACAGGCTTCAGGTACATCCATCTTGAATGTATATTCACCTAGTATCTGCCATCTATAACTATCACCTAGCTTAGCTAGAGGGGTAGTAAACCATCCTCTTTTTTGCATAGGCTTATATCCGATCATAGACTCGTCAACCATGAAGACGTAATCATCCATGACCTCACCCATTCCTTGAAGTTGAACAACGTCAATTTCACCAAATGTGTGGGACATATAAGTTTTAACAACTCCGACACCCCTGCTCTTCTCACGAAGCACAGTTCTTGTCGTGTCATCTTGGATATACTTAAACTTCTTCATAAACTTAGGAGTGACATACATGACTGGCTTGTCGAATGCATTTTCAGCAATCAGGTCTAAAGCCTCATCAATAGTGTCTTCCACAGTTCTATCCGTAGCCCAAATATCTCCACCAAAATCAACTGCATTTGCAGCAGCATAAGTGTCGATCATAAATTTCATACCACCTAATGTAGTAGTTTTACGAGCATCGTCTTTGGTTCTTACACCTACAACTAATTGGCGTTGAAATTTCTCAACCAATTCACTTTGCTTTCTAGCAATGAGTTGACCACTGTTCTCTTCTCCACGAATCATTGACATGTGTTCAGTCCCAGTAAGATCTACAACATCTTCCAAGATGGAAGTGTAGTTGTATAAATCAATAAAGGGAGTAACCACCATGTCATCAGCGGTCTTACCTTGAGCGGTAGCCATACCGATAACAGAGACAGCCTCATTGTTTACCATTGTAGTCTGAGCGGTAGATCCTGTTAAGAAACGGAAGGTTACATTAACACCACCACCTACAGATTCAACAATATATTGTGAGCCAGCTGAGTCTTGGAAAATATCATCTACATTAAATACCCCTGGGTCATTAACAACAATTACGGTTCCATCAACTGCACAACCTACGTTGACAGTTGACTGTAATTTTCTATTGTCTCTGGTTCCCCATTCATATTTATGAGACTTGACAGCCTTTTTAAAGTTTTTGCCGTTTAGGCGTTTGATCAGTTCTTTTCTATAATTAGGATACTTTACGATTTGATCTTCAATACTAATGTGAAGGTCTGTGTCGCTTGCACCTAATGTAGATCTCTGACCATATTGAACTCCAGCCATATTTACCTTTCATAGAGGCTATTAACCTCCGTATGCTTTTTTTATTTTCTGGGCAATAGATGTGCCTGGGTCTGCTGAATCAACAGCACCAGTCTTCTTGCTTTTTCCAGATGTAACTTTACCTGCTTGCTTCACTTTGACATCAGTCTGTGCCTTTTTAGAGCCCTGCTTTCTTGCCCTACCTGCTGCCTCCATAACTTTGTCGGCAATTTGTAAGACAGAAATCTTTCCCCTAAAGGTATTCGTTGCTGGATCGAAATCCAGATCCTTGTAAAGTCCGCCAATCGAACTCTCGAGTTTACTATCGTAATCTGAGCTATTCGGATTAAGTTCAGGGTATTTTTCCTGAACCGTGGTAATGTCCTTGCTCATATTGTTTGCAATACGCTCAAGTCTACGACTACTATTAAATCCCTTATAACTCTCTCGAAGACGAGTGTTTTCGACTTTAAGTTCTTCAATAGTTTTTGCAAACTTATTAAATCCCTTAGCAACGTCATCAGCTGTTTTAAAACTATCAGGAGTGAATTCGTCAGTTACCTCTGCTTTCTCTTCTTTGATTTCAGCTTTCGCTTGAGTCAAAGTCATGCCGTTTTGTTCGGCATATCTTTTGAGCATAGCAGGGTTACCTAGAACCCCTTCCATCTGCTTAATTCGAGCGTTGGCGTTAGCCAACTGCTGATGTACCGCAGATTGGGGATTTGGATCAAGTTTCGTACCCTTTTCAGTTAACTCGACTTTTTCCCCCCCTTCCTCGGTTGAAGTTTCAGTTTCCTGAACTTCTTCCTCGGTTTCAGTTTTAACCCCTGATTCCTCAACTTCCGTTGATTCCTCAGTACCAATGTCGCTAGACTGCTCGCCTACCGTAACAGATTCTTCTGCCATAGATTCCTTTCTTGCCCTCTGCTTCACCTGACGATTTATATAACGAGGTTCGCACCCCGAAGTTCCGCTGATACGCAGAAAAGGCGGTAAATTGTTATACTACTAATATATTGGGAAAGCCGTATGTTTGTGTCATAACATACAAAACACTTACTTTGTTAGACTCGAACTCCAGTTATCCTGTGAGTTAATTGTCCAATTTTTTCATTGAATTTATAGGTCACTGGATAAGCAATTTTATAGAAGTCACAATTCTTACATTTAAAAATATACTTACCTTTATCAAGACATCTAAAGACATGTTTGCCACCAGCACAGATGATTCTTTTAGAGGGACTATCAGCGTAATATGTTTTTCTTGTAGCTTTTTGCTTTGTCTGAGTGAATTCAACCCTCTTCATTTTTTCATTAACCACAGGAGTCATTACTGGAATTTCAACCTCTTCTTCTATAAACTTGTTTGTTTGGAAAGGAAATTTATTTGGCATCTACTATTACTTGGTCTGAATTAATTTGTTCTTCTAGGTTCTTCTTAGTTGCAATATAACCCTCAAGTTCATCAAAGAACTTTTTAACCAACTTATATTGTCCAGAAAGCTCATCTACTTGGATTTTCTTTGGTTGCCTAAATATTTTCTTGATTCTATCGGAGACAGTTACTTCTTCAGCTACATCCATAACAGTATTTTCTAATATAGAATTTTTAGCATACTCTTTAGCAGACAAAAGAATTTGCCTAACAAATTCAAATTTTTCATCAGTCAGTAATTGCTTTGCGACACTAGCCTCATCAATTATCTGATCATATTCAACCTGTGAAATAACTGTCTTATGATAAACTCTCTTATTGTTATACGGTATTTTCTTCATTTACTTTTTAGGTTCTGGTTCAGGCTTTTCAATTTCATCAACCATTTTGCTTAATTTGTTATTAAGATTGATACAAAATCCTGCTGATTTTAAATC